AATCTCAACATTTCGCAGCTTTAGCTCTACTGGCATGTCTGACTTTCCTGTTAATGCTAATGCGAGATTTTCTGGAGTAATGAGAGCAGTTATTGTTTTCCCCATCGCCAGACGAATAATCATTCGTATTTCGCGATCGTCACATGCTCCTGGTCGAACAATTGATATTTGTCCGTTCATCTCACTCTCCTTTGATGCGAATGCCAGCGACGCGTAATGCGTGTTCTAGGTCAATCAGGTAAAGCCAACTGCCATTTTCTTTAGGTATCATGACATGTCGCTCATCTGCATTTATCGGGTGTCCATATCGAAGGTCGTAGCGAGTCGGTAATTGAACTTCCCGCGCTTCCAGTTCAGCAATACGCTTGCTCCCATCAGAGATAACGCCTTCGTAATACTCACGCTGCTCGTTGAGTTGTGATTTTGCTTCTTCCAGTCCATCCAGCAAATCAGCGATAATATCCGCTTCCCGATGACGGATGTGACGCTTAAACGCAGCAAGAGCCGCATCACAATCCCGTTCAGCATTTGGGCTGTCCGGGGTAGCCTGATACCACGCCAGCGTCGATTGATAGTTTTGTGCTGCCTCACGCAGTGCCTGATAGTCAATCTTGCCCACTGGCTGCCTCCTTTGCCGGGATTTCTAACTTTTGAGTGGTTGTATCAAATTCAAACAACTTAACCACGTCATCAAACAGGACATAATCACCATCAGGATCTTCAGTCATATCAGCGCCACAATCCTGACCGCACGAGTCGCAACCTCCCATATCAAGCTCGTATCGCTTCAGGTTCGCGATATTTGATAAATTCAGCGCCAGTATAGCCAGATCATTAACCTCGTCTGCGATATACCCTGCACCATGTCCATACATTTCAATGCGGGATATGATTTCTTCTACACGTTGTTTTGTGATCGTCATTTTTCTCTTCACTCCGATATACAAGGATTACTACACCCCCTCTGCTGATTGCGCGAGCTGGATCCCCTGGTTCCATGCCGTCAATTCCGAAGGCTTCGAAAAATGCATCCATTGCCTTCTGGCGTTGCTCCTGCTTACGGCGTTTATTCCATTTTTTCATGAACAACAGTGACAGCCATCGTCCGCTGCAGAACATAATGTAGAAATAACCAAGAAGTGCCAGGCCGGCGTTCAGGGCCATATCAATCGTTATCGCCGGGTCAATATTCACTGCCCACCTCCTGAAAAATCACCGCATGGCCCGGTTTCTCCTCCAGTGCCAGCTCAGCCCTTGCACCTGCCGACTGCTGCCAGCCTTTCAGCATGTAAACCGCATCCACGCAACGGAGCATTGCCATGCAAATATCCATGTAGTGTGGCTGAGTCAGCCCGTCCGGAAGTACTGCCGGGTTTAAAACGGTATGCCCTTCCCGTTTCAGCACCTCTTCCGTTTTGTGAAATGCCTCGCGGTTAAAATTTTCATATCCCGTCATCGGACCGGCGATATAAACCCTCACCCTCACTCCTGAACCCTCCTGTCGAAATAAACGTAGTTATTCACTGCGCCCAACTTCATCCCAAACTTTTCGGCAATTTCCCGTCGGGGTACACCACGCTGATGCAGTTGCCGCGCCAGCTCAATATCACGCTGTGAACATTTGGCTGACTGGTGATAATCACCCCGTAACATCATGCTGATACCCAGTTCCCGCGCTTTCGTCCTGACGGCTGACTCACTACGGCCAATCAGATAACCGATGCTTTCGACTCTCATCGTTCCCGCACACTGCCGGAGTATCAGGATTTCAGCCCAGCGCCACTTCTTCCAGCCACTCACCGCTGCTGCTCTCTGGTGGCGGTAATATCCCGGAGAATATCCCTGTGTTTGTTCAGTTCCCGTAGCGCAGCACAGACTCGCTCCCACTTCTGAACATCACTTTTCGCCCGGCGCAGCTCGCGGTTAGCCACATGCAGCGATGGTAGAATCAGGTCATCTGCTTTCGCTTCAGTGAACGATTGCTGCAACTTCACAATGTCCTCCACCGCTTCTGTTTTAATTTCTTCCTGTGCAGCCGTTTCCTGGACTGGTAACGCAACACCAGCTGGCTGAGGAAGGGCTTTACCCTCCGTTTCAGCTACGGATGCTGCTTTCGGCTCTGCCGGTAAATCAACGCCCGGTATGCAGTAACGAAATTTACCATCCTGATTCACGCGAATCAGACACCCTTTGCTGATTGCCATTGCCAGCGATGAATTCGCCCGGCGGGAGGTAATTCCGAACATCAATGCCAGTTCATCCGCCGTTTGTGGGCCATGTTGTTCAATCGCCTCTGTCAGCATTTGCGCCGTCACTTTCGGTACCGGTGACACCGGTTCACTTTCACCAGCCTGAGTCAGCCACCATATCGCCCCCTTGTTATCCGCTTCTCCACGGCGTTTCAGTTTCCACAGTTCGTTGACAGCCTCTTCACGACTAATTCCAAGGCGAGCTGCCACCACATGTGAAGAGGCTCTTTTCAGTGCTTTCAGTGCGTCAGATACGGTTTCCATTAAAATTTCCTCCGACAAAATCGTTTCTCAGATTCAAACAAAACCAGCCGCCTTCCGGCGCTCGTATTCCTGTTTCAGTAATTCAATTGGCGTTGGCCCTTGCGGGCACTTCGGCGATGCGAGTTGTCTCCGGATCGGGGGAATACTCATCCCGTTACCAACTTGCTTTGCCCATTTCGTCAGTTGCCGTTCTGCAAGTCGTTTTAACTCACCTTCCGTCATCTGCCGCTCAATCCCTCTGTCACGCATCTCGAGGCAAATGTGGTACAGCACCGGCTGTGGCCACGGGTATTTATCACTCCCGTCGTACCGCCAGGATTCATTCCTCCAGCGACGGTACTCCTCCATCACGGCATCCACCGTCAGGCCAAATGGATTTGCCCCGCTCTCCGAAATCAACGCCACAAACTCAGCCAGGTCCGGAGGCCACGTTTCACCCGCCCGGCAGCGGTCCATGCACTGACGGCAGACCTGCCGGATTTGCTGTTCAGTCATCGCGCCAATCTGAGCAATCCAGAGCTTCGACGGCGCAGCCCCGTTCTTCTGGGTCCAGCGGTTCGAATACACCTCCCCCATAAGTTCCCACAGCTTCCAGGCCGTTTCCGTTGCTGATAAATCCGTTTTCACGTTCCCACTGTTCACGTGCTGCCCGAATTTCCTGAACTGCCCGTGATGCGGTGCCACCTGGTGCTGCATGGCTTACCCCCTTGCTGACTGGTTTTACCTGTGCCCTGACGTGCTGCACGTGACGGGCAAATTTCTGCTCCCACTGAACCTGCGTGAAAACCTTCCCCTCCGCCATCCAGTAATCCCGGAATGCGGCAAGCTCAGCAGGTGTAAACTCAGGCTCAGGCAGAGCCATACCCCACAATGCAGCCCGCTGTCGAAAATCCGGCGACGGCTGCCAGACACCAGTCATCGGAAATTTCCCGATCGGTTCGCTCAGGCCATCCGGGTATTCAGGTTCTGCTGTCTGCAACGGCGCGCCATTCGACTCACTGGCTGGAGCACTCTCGCGCATGCGCGCGTTATGTGTGGGGTTTAATTCTTTATCTGTATCTGTATCTGTCGTGACTTGTCGTGACATATGCGTGACGCGTCGTGACTCATCGTGACAATCAGTGTTCTGCTCCCGCAGTCTTTCCCGCTCCCGCTGCGCTCTCTTGCGCTCTGCCGGGGATTTTGCGGTTTGCGAAACATTACCGTTATCCTCCTTCATCACCTGGCGTTTTTCCCATCCGGAAATAAGATCGCCATCCAGAACTCGCCCCTGCATTGCATGCAAAATTGAATCAATCACGTCTTCCGTCACATCAAGCGCACTTGCTAAATCTTCCGTCGTGACATCAATGTGACCACGTAGTGACTCGCCGTGACATTTCGTGACATTTCGTGACGCACTCACCAGAAGGTGGATATACACCGCCATCACTGTTGCGATTGGCTGTCCTGAGACCCTGGCAATGGTTCGCCATTTGGGATCATTTGGCATGTCATGCCACAATCTGAGCCAGGCATTAGCCATACTCACCTCATCTGATACCGAACTTTACCCTCGAACATCCGGAAGAAATCCGGCATGAATATTGTTGGTCAATGCACGACAACAGCATTACCAGGCTGACCCCCACTGTTAGTCAGGGTGCCCCAGGCGATCGCCGCTGCGACAAAATCATCCACATCTTTCACCAGCCGATCCCTCCGTTCGACGATCTCACGGTAATATTCAGAGCTGTGACTGCGCATACGGGCCACCAGCAGAGGCGGCATTGCCTTTTCGATCGCCGGTAACAGAGCCTGCATTTTTTCAACAGCATCAGGGGTGTCTTTATCCAGCCAACGGAAAATTTTCTGGGTATTACGAGCCAGGGCTTCCGGATGGCTGTCGTCGTACAGTTCCGGGAACGTCATCCCCAGTTCGAAATAAGTCCGGGCTATTTCAGCTGCAGGAACTTTCTCACCATCAGGATATGCCCAGGCATTCATCGCCATGCGGATGTGCTCATGTTTGATTTTCATGAATCATTTGCCTCTTGATGCTTCGGGTATGATCGTTTTCGTCATTTGGTTGCTTCATCGACATATTCTGCGAATAACATGACGAGCGTCGTAAGTATGTCCAATCAACATCAGGACGAAGTTCTTCACACAGGACACCACCTTTTGTTGCTCGTTCAATCGCAGGACATCTCTCAGCAGGCAACTGACGTACACCTTTGATCCATTGATTTACGCTTGGAGGAGATACACCTAAAAGCCTAGCCATTGCTGATTGCCCACCGACAACAGCACAAGCTCGTTTGAATGAATAGTTATCTTTTTTCATCGAATGAACTCCAAAAAACACACAATAATATTAGGCTTAGCCTAATGCAATTGTCAATAGGCTATGCCTAACACTTCGAGAGTAGGGATTGCCTAATGCGATGCGCATAGGAGACTATTAAGCAATGCTTAGTGGTAAAGACTTAGGCCGAGCGATAGAGCAGGCCATTAACAAAAAAATTGCATCAGGAGCCGTCAAATCAAAGGCGGAAATCGCACGTCATTTCAAAGTCCAACCACCATCAATCCATGACTGGATTAAGAAAGGTTCGATAAGTAAAGACAAACTTCCAGAACTATGGCGTTTCTTTTCTGATGTGGTTGGTCCAGAGCATTGGGGGCTTAACGAATACCCCATACCAACCCCATCCACTTCAGATACAAAAAGTGAACTTTTAGACATAAACAGCCTTTATCAAGCCGCCTCTGATGAAAAAAGAGCAATTGTGGCTTTCCTCTTATCTGGAAATGCTACGGAGCCTAGTTGGGTTGATCATGACGTTCGTGCCTACATTGCCGCAATGGAAATGAAGGTAGCTAACTATCTGAAAAATCAAGAATCAAAACGGAAAAGCCAGAACATCACCAAGACAGGAACTTAAACTTATATGGTCCGACGGGAAATTCCTAGTTCCCGTTAGTTAACTCCTACTACCTCTCCCACAAACCATCACCTATTAGGTCGCACCCAAATCATTAGGCGTAGCCTATTGACAAGCAATTAGGCATTTCCTATAGTTTTCCCATACCAACCCATCCCGTCCCACACAATACAGGGCAATACCTAGAGTTACCCGGCAGTGGTCAGGGATTAAGTAGCCAGCCCGAGGCGTAAGAACATGACGGCAGGGTTCAACTTTAACTATGCAGCAGGTTTTTGTTCCGCTACCCCGGCGTTAAGGGGATATGAGGTCAGCATGGATACTCTTGATCTTGGCAACAACGAATCTCTGGTGTGCGGCGTGTTTCCCAACCAGGACGGCACGTTCACCGCGATGACGTATACCAAAAGCAAAACGTTTAAAACCGAATCTGGCGCGCGTCGCTGGTTAGCAAGAAACTCTGACTAATGAAATCTGGTAATTAAGGAATCCTCCACGGGGGGAGAGTGGTGCACACGCGCCGGACACAAGCAAGCATCCGGCATGCTCTTTAACAATCTGGATATCCATAACAGTAAAAATCTACAGATTGCCGTTCAGTTTTCTGGCCAACTCTTCAATAGATGGAGGTGATACGTAATCCGGATTTTTATTCATAAGAAACTGATTTTCACAGTACAGGCACCTGCTTTTATGAAAAAATTCATATTCTCTAACCGGGAATGGCTGAAGTATCGATACTATCTTTTGTCCAAAACATTTTGGACAAAGATGCATGATTATGCTGCCGCCGTTCACGGTTACCTCCTTCGAGTACACAAAAGTTCCCGACTCAAGTTGGCTAAGGATATAACCTTCCGTCTGAGCCTCAAAGTTTTCAAATTCTGCAATTTTAGCTTTGAGAGAAGCATTTATTTCTTGATAAGTGCCCACCAGCTCAACGAGAGACACGCATTCGCGCTGAATAGATGCAAGCTTTGAGTTCAGTTCACCAATAGCCGCATTTACTTCAGCTTGAGTTTTTGCCTCGTTCATTAGTTTTGCAATCTGGGCGGTTTCACGAATAGCCGTCATTGCTGCCGTTAATTCAGCGATCACATTCAATACTCTTATTGTTGTTGGGGATATCCAGATTAACAAGATCCTTGTTGTTGGGGAATAACGGGGACCACCTCGCCTGACGTGGTAAAAAGCAGGCACACAACACGAAAGCACACGGCGAGGTTGCTGGTTCATAGATAGCCTATCGTTAAATTTTCGTCGACCGTGCGCTTCCGGTTGTGGCAGTCCGCGAAATGGCGCGGCGGTAAGTATGGCTGGGGTTTCCTCCATTGCTCCAGAAAATGCACCGGGTTGTCAGGTTGACCATACGCTTAAGTGACAACCCCGCTACAACGCCCTCTGTTATCAATTTTCTGGTGACATTTGGCGGTATCAGTTTTACTCCGTGACTGCTCTGCCGCCCTTTTTAAAGTGAATTTTGTGATGCGGTGAATGCGGCTAAGCGCACGCGGAACAGTTAAAACCAAAAACAGTGTTATGGGTGGATTCTCTGTATCCGGCGTTAATTGTTAACTGGTTAACGTCACCTGGAGGCACCAGGCGCTGCATCACAAAATTCATTGTTGAGGACGCGATAATGGAAACGTTATTACCAAACGTTAATACGTCTGAAGGTTGTTTTGAAATTGGTGTCACTATCAGTAACCCTGTATTTACTGAAGATGCCATTAACAAGAGAAAACACGAACGGGAGTTATTAAATAAAATATGCATTCTTTCAATGCTGGCCCGTT